ACGAGATAGGCTCCGGTCTCGTGGGCTCGGAGATGTGTATAAGAGACAGGCCGGAGAATCTGAACAAGAGCCCAAGGTCCAATGGGCGGAGTTTGTTTCCATGACCAATGCCGAGCACCAGAAGCTGCTTGACACTCATGGCCCCGCCGACACCGAGCGTTTGATCGAGATTCTGGACAACTACAAAGGGGCGACGGGGAAGACCTACAAGAGCGATTACAGAGCCATTCTGAACTGGGTGGTAACTCGGCTCCAGGACGAGAAGAAAAAGCGGGCAAAGGAGGATGATCCATTTGCAAGACTTCCCAACAAGGGCCCAATCATCGACAAACTCCCCTCCGCGACTGACGGATGCTGGGACGACGAGCCGTTTTGATTTCTTCGCAGCACAGCGGAAACGGGCGGAACTTTTCAACGCGACCCCCGGGACGCTGAAAGGCTATCATTGCCCCACGTGCCATGACCGGGGCGGGTACATGACGGTGGAGGAAAATGGGGCGCTGCGGTTTCAGCGCTGCAAATGCCAGAGCATCCGTGACGCCATGGGGGCCATGGACCGCAGCGGAATCCCGCCGGATGCCTTGGCGGCTTGCACCTGGGAGAACTGGAAAACGCCGGAGAACTGGCAGAGGAGAGCACTTGCCATGGCGCAAGACTACGTACAGCAAATCGCGGCGGGAGATCCCTCCTGGTTCATCATCTGCGGGACCCCGGGCTGCGGGAAAACGACGTTATGCACCACCATTTTCCGGGCCATCGTTGAGGGCGGCAAACCTGGCCTGTATGTTTCGTGGCGGGAGTTTGCGCGAAGGGCCAAGGCGGTTGGAAATGACCGGGACGATTTTCGGGAGGAAACCGAACCCTTGAAAAATACGCCGCTGCTCTATCTGGATGACTTCTGGAAGGGGGAAATTCGGCCGGCGGATGTTCACCTGGCATTCGAGCTGATTAACGCGCGATACATCAGCAAAAAGCCCACCATTCTTTCCAGCGAGAACACGCTGGAGGCGATTCTCCGGGGCGATGAAGCCATCGGCTCAAGGCTGTTTGAGATGGCAGGCGGATATTACATGGACTGTTCCAGAGCAAGGAACTGGCGGACAGCAAGGAGGCAGACATGATTCACAAAGGCGAAATTTACATAACCGACCGATACCGAGGCGGAAAGAAGGACTACGGCAGACCGGTGCTGATTCTCTCTTCCGCCGAGAACAACCGGGAAACCGGATGCGTGGTGGCGGCGCCCTTGGTGTCCCGGGAACGCTACGCGGCGGCGTCCCATATCGCCGTGGAGAGCGTCCAAGGCAAAACCTATGTGGCGGTCCTGGAGCACGTCAAATCGCTGCCAGAGCGTAGCTTACAGCGCAGAAAGGACTATCTCTCGCGGCATGCCATGGCCCGGGTAGAGGGAACACTCTGCCGCCTGTTGGAGCTTTGAGCCATGTGGGAGATCACCGTAAAGCTGCGGCCCATTCCGTCCAGCCTTGAGAATCCCGAAGGGACGCGGGAGGCGATTGCCTGTGACCTGGAGAAATACGGGACCGTACGTTATGTGGACATCAAAGACAGCGCATTCAAACCAGAACAGATAAAACTGGAGGAGACGACATGATTCTAACCGGCAACGAAATCAAACTCCAACGGGAGGCGGGCAACATCATCATCAGCGATTGGGAGGAATCCCGGTTGGGACCAAACAGCTACAACCTGCGGCTGTCCCCCGAGCTGATGGCCTACAAGGAGGCTGTCCTGGACCCGAAGCAGGACAACCGGACGGGGCGGCTGGTGATCCCGGAGGAGGGCCTGGTGCTGCACCCTGGGCGGCTCTACCTGGCCAAAACCATGGAATATACCGAGACCCACAACCTGGTTCCCATGCTGGTGGGCCGGTCCTCCATTGGCCGCCTGGGCATCTTTGTCCACGTGACCGCCGGGTTTGGCGATGTGGGCTTTTCTGGGAACTGGACCCTGGAACTGACCTGCGTGCAGCCGGTGCGGGTGTACCCCGGCATGGAGATTTGCCAGATTTATTATCAGACCACCACCGGCGAGATTTTAAGCCAGTATCACGGAAAGTACCAGGGCAGCCGGGATGTGGTGGCCAGCCGGATCTATCAGGAGTGGAGCAATGGACAGAGAGACATGGAAGATTAAAACCTGCCCGGTGTGTAAAACAAAATTTCTCTCAACCACAGGCAAGGACATCTACTGTGGCAGGAAGTGTTATATGGCGCAGAGGTTTGGAATGCCAAGGAAGAAGAAGGAGGGAACCCTATGACAAGAAAAGAAATTCTCGCCGCTGCGGAGAAGTGCGTTTGCGGAGATCGGGAGCAGGATTATGGAAACCCAGAAAATAGCTTCCGTTTGATTGCGGAATTCTGGCACACCTACCTCAGTGCGAAGTGTGTTGCCGCTGGGGTCCATGTACAGTTAGAGCCGGAGGATGTGGCGGCCATGATGGCTTTGCTCAAGATTGCCCGGGCATCTGCAAACCCGGAGCACATTGATAGCTGGATTGATGGCGCGGGGTATATGGCTTGCGGCGGGGAGATCAGTACGAAAGGGGAGGCCCAGTCATGACACGGGAAGAAGCGATTGATACCTTGAAAAACGGGCTTTGGTGGGACAGAAGACGGTTGGACGAAGCGATTGATATAGCTATTTCTGCCCTCCGCCCCGTCAGCCGGGAACAGGTGGAGAAGGTGTGGCATGGGAGATGGATTAAGCATGAGGGCTATGACGAGTGCAGTGAGTGCCATGCGAAATCCATTTTTGGTTATAACTATTGCCACAACTGCGGCGCTTCCATGACGGACGAGGCCGTGGAGATGGAGCTGGAGAGGATGGAGGCGCTGAATAATGATTGAATTTTTGTTCTTTGTAGGTGCGTTATCAGTCGCAGGGCTATCCATGTATGGGATCGTGAATAGCGTTTTTTATCTTTGGGAAACCAGAGAAAGGCGTGACCTGAAAAAAGAATTTATAGCATGCTGTAAAAAAAGGATGCAGGAGGCGATGAAAGATGGCAAGGGCGATTGATGCCGAATATGTTGAAAGAATTTTTATGAAGTGGTTAAATACCCTCCCTGATGGAGAAGAAACACCAGCCATAGAAAGTTGTTTGAATGTAGTTAAAAATGCGCCCACCCTTACCCCGCTGAACGAGCCGCTGACGCTGGAGGAGCTGCGGGAGATGAATGAAGTACCTGTATGGATTCAAAATCTTGAAGAGCCAGCAAAAAGCCAATGGAGGCTATTATATTGGGACAGAGGGAAATACCTTGTCCTGCAAGGCATATCAGTCCGTGGTTATTTGATGGAAGAATACGGAGAATCTTGGCTTGCCTACCGCCGCCCGCCGGAGGGAGAGGAGGACACCTGATGGACTACGAAAAGCTGATTGAGTGGCTTAAAAAACCGTGCTGGGGAGAATCTGCGCACTTGGTGGACAAAGAGAGGATGGAAGCCGCCACCGCCCTCTCAACTCTCCAATCCGAAAATAAGAAGCTGCGGGCCGAGATGTCTCAAGCTCGTGAATCTTTAGATTTTGCTCGTACAAAAGACGCTGAAATTTTACGGCTTGGAATGGAGTTGGGTCATCTAAAGAAGCATATGGAAAGATTAACTCATAGGCTTGGCAATGGAGAAATTACATGCAATATGGCAAGAGATGATTGCAGGAAGATGGGCGGAGATTGTCAGATAGATAGTAAAATCCTTGACCGCCTTGCTGCTTATGAGAAAACGGGCCTGGAGCTGGAGGACTTTAAGAGAGCATTCACCGAGGACGCACTGCTAAAACTGACAGGCCAGCTTCTGGGCGTTACGCCTGACCGCCTCCGCGAACTGGCCCAGGCGGACAGGGAGGGGCGGTGCGTGGCGCTACCCATTAAACCGGGCACGCCAGTTTGGTCTACGGCTTTTTGCCGGGTAGATGACGACGGTACAGAACATCCGACATATCCGTGGCCGTTTGACCTGTCGATGGCGGAGGAATGGGGCAGAGAATGGTTTTTGACCCGCGAGGAAGCTGAGAAAGCATTGGAGGGAACGAAGAATGGGTGAATACATCACGCCGAACTATGAAACCATTGGAACTGTTGAGCAGAGAAAAATCAGAGAACTTTATACATCTTCCTTGCTCAACGCATTTACTCAACAGGACTATCTTAACGCTATTGCGCTGATGGGCAGAGTTATAGATAGATTGGAGGGGCAAGAGAATGGCTGAGTACATCGAGAGGGTGGCTGCTATGGAGACCATCCTTGGACTTACCATTGTAGACTCAGCCGTAGCGCAATACGCAAACGCGGTATGTTCTGTTCTGCAAGACCTCCCCGCCGCCGACGTTGCGGAGGTGCGGCACGGGAGATGGATTGTCCACTTTGACCATTTCGCTCCATACCAAAAATGCAGTGTTTGCGGGTTTGAAATTCCACTTGTAGCAACAGAAAATGAAGGGGGAATGTGTCTTTACAAGCATTGCCCAGAATGTACCGCTTGCATGGACAAGGAGGACGAGCATGAAAGCTAAATGTTCAAAATGCGAGGAAATAAAAGAAATAGCCTGCACAGTGGACGGCAAACCGTGGTGTGAAGATTGTTTTGATAGGGCAATGGGATGGCCGTTACACTTGGCGAAATCATCGGAGGTGCAGAATGAGAGAGATTCTTTTCAAAGCCAAGCGGCTAAGTGATGGAGATGAGCAGTATGGGGAAGCCGATTGATATTACAGGGCAAAAATTCGGGAAATTAACCGTATTAGGAGTACATCACTTAGGGAAAAGAAACACTCGATATTGGCTTTGTAAGTGTGAATGTGGAAAAGAAACAGTGCAAATTAGCGCAAATTTGAAAAGCGGAAGAACAAAGTCTTGTGGATGTCAAAGATATATTGAACTATCTGAAAGAAACAAAAAACACGGGATGGCGGGAACGAGAATTTATAGGATTTGGAGAGGTATGATATCTCGTTGCAAATATAAAACGGCAACTGGCTATGAAAACTACGGAGCGCGTGGAATTTCTGTGTGTAAAGAGTGGGAAGATTTTGAACGGTTTTATTTGTGGGCATTAGAAAATGGATATAGCGATGAATTAACTATTGAAAGAAAAAATGTCGATGGGAACTATGAACCAGGAAACTGTGAATGGATTACATGGGAAATGCAAGCGTCCAATAAAAGGAAAAGAACTTCTATGCCGAATAGAGATGTAAAAACTGGGAGGTTTGTGAAAAGTGCGTGAGATTTTGTTTAAGGGGAAGTCTCTTTTGTCTGGCGAGTGGGTAGAAGGGTATTATATAGGGCCGGTAGGCGTCCTTGATGTACATGAGATTTGTGATATTCACGATATTGCAGGAGCGCGAGTTGAGGTTGACCCCTCCACGGTCTGCCAGTACACCGGAATGACCGATAAGAACGGAACGAAGATTTTTGAGGGGGATATCATCCATTGGACGAACTGGAACGGCGAACAAAAAGAAGCCCCTGTATGCTATGACCAAGAGTGGAATAGATTTTGTGTTTGGTTGAATGGCGCTGAAAGCATGGGCGTAAATATGTATGTGTCAACGAGCGGAATTGAGGTCATCGGCTCCATCCACGACGGGGAGGGCGGACAGCATGAGCAGTAAAATCCTTTTTCCAACTTCCAATGTCTCTCCCGATCAGGCCGTAAATATTATAAAAACAGGACTGAACAATGAATACATCCCCATCAAAACAAGGAGACTTGCCATTGAACAGGTGGCATACATGGAGAGGTGCAGTAGCGTCACAAAAGACGAGTTAGCGAAGGCTTTGTGGTGGCTGCTTGACCACTACAACTTTGATAAAGACGGGTTAGTGGAGGTTCTGCGGTGGGTGTTTAACCACTACGATCTTGATGAGGATATTTGACAGCATGAGGGCAATGAATGACAATCTTAGCGATTGACCCAGGGGACAAGCAGAGCGCCTATTGCTTCATAGACAGCGAAGATTTACGTCCGCTGCGGTTTGGCAAAGAACAAAATGCTGTGGTCCTTTTGATTCTCCAGTTGGAGAAGTATGATCTTGTAGTCATTGAACGCTTGGCAAGCTACGGCATGCCGGTTGGACGCAATGTTTTTGAAACCTGCGAATGGGTGGGGAGATTCACGCAAGCAGCACAGAAGCCAGTGGACTACATATACCGCCAGGATGAAAAGCTCCATCTCTGCCATGACAGCAGGGCCAAGGATGCCAATATCCGACGAGCACTGATTGACCGATTTGCAACCCATGATCTGAAAAACGGGAAGGGGACGAAAAAGAACCCAGATTGGTTCTATGGGTTCTCTTCCGATGTATGGGCGGCGTATGCGGTTGGAATTACGTACATAGAAACAAAACTGAAATTGTAAACAAAGTGTTAAGATCGTCTAACAATTTGACCGAAATGGAGGGCTGCGATATAATTTAGACAGAAAATGGTTTTATACATACGCAGGCAAAGAAAATTTATTTTCTTTGCCGCTATGTATAAAACAGAAGATTTTCTTCCTCCTTCGCCCGGCTCCGAGGCGGTCTCAATATCGGGCGTACCTCCTTTTTCTTTGGGAGCGAGAGCCTTGTTCTCGTCTCCCTATCACCCGGCCAGAGCGGATTTTGGTGCAACTCCAAAACGGGTGACCATTCCCAGCTGGGGAAATTTGATGGAAGGAGATTGTGCTCCCATCGAATCAGCAAATTGCTTTGCGGCCGCAAAGTGAACCGAAGCACGCGCCATTCGCCATTTCTCTGAAACCTGTGGTTGGAGACGCAGACCATTTCAGAGAAGGTGCGTGCGGAAGTGTAAACAGGCCTGCGGAAAGCCTGACAAAACCCGCAACATACCCCGCAAGGGGTATCCGGTTCTTTAGCTCGAAGGTCGAGCAGGCAGCTCATAACTGCCGGGCCTTGGTTCGATTCCAAGAGGAACCACCAAAAATAGATTTTTATTGATGAGGTTAGTTATGGCTGCACGGTTGACAGATAAGCAGAAAAAGAAAATAGTGGCTGATTATCTGGAACTTGGCAGCTACAACGCAGTTGCCAAAAGAAATCATGTGTGTGGGGAAACTGCTCGGCGTGTCGTGGAGGCATCTGAAGATTTCGCAGAGAAACTTAGACAAAAAAAGGAAGAAAATACAGCCGATATCCTGGCCTACATGGAAAGTCGCAGGCAAGCAGTATGCGATATTATTGAGGTAGGACTTTCCGTTCTTCCAGAGAAGATTCAGAATGCGCGCAGCGCCGCAGAGGTTACGACAGCGCTTGGGACACTGATTGATAAATTCACAGCCTTTGGCGGTGGTCCTGGGAATGATGCCAAGGAAGATGGTTTGAGCCAGAGTTTGAGAGAACTGGCGGAAGGGTTGGAAAGCGATGATTAGTCCACAACAAAAGAAAATCCTTGCATTCCCATACTCCAAGTATGATGCCATTATCTGTGACGGTGCAGTCCGATCAGGCAAAACCTCTATCATGATGTGGGCGTTTGTTCGCTGGGCCATGGAAAACTTCTCTGGTCAGCGGTTTGGTATTTGTGGGAAAACCGTTGATTCATGCTCAAAGAATATTATTGTCCCTTTCACAGCTATGACGCTGGCAAAAGAAAAGTATACCATGCGTTGGCGCCGGTCAGAGAAGATACTTGAGGTGCGGCGGGGAACTACGACAAATTGGTTTGAGGTGTTTGGCGGCAAGGATGAAAGCAGCGCGGCGCTCATTCAAGGGCGCACGCTGGCAGGTGTTTTATTGGATGAGGTTGCGCTTATGCCCCGTTCCTTCGTGGAACAGGCCCTGGCGCGTTGTTCTGTGGATGGGAACAAGAAATGGTTCTCCTGCAACCCAGAAAGTCCGCAGCATTGGTTTTATCTGGAATGGATTAAGAAGCATGATAAAAGAAATGCACTGTATCTTCACTTTACCATGCGAGATAACCCAGGGCTGACGGAGAAGGTCATTGAGCAGTATGAGTCCATGTTCTCCGGTGTGTTTTATGATCGGTTCATTAGAGGGTTGTGGGTTGTGGCGGAGGGGATGGTATATCCTATGTTTGATGAGAGAAACATTACGGACGAGGTGCCGGAGAGTGGTGAGTATTATATATCCTGTGACTATGGCACATTGAACCCATTTTCCGCCGGATTGTGGTGTTGGGATGGCAAGGTGGCTACACGGGTGCGGGAATACTACTACTCGGGGCGGGATGAGCGCAGTAACAAGACCGACGAGGAATATTATATTGAATTGGAAAAGATGGCTGGTGATTTGCCAGTGAAATCCGTTGTTATTGACCCGTCGGCAGCATCGTTTATTGAGGTCATCCGGCGGCACAAGAGGTTCAGGGTACAAAAGGCAGTCAATGATGTGATTCCGGGGATTGCTACTACGGCCCGATATATCCAAGACGGGACGATCAAGGTATGTCGGAGCTGCAAAGACGCGATCCGGGAGTTCGGCTTGTATCGCTGGGATGAAAAATCCACGGAGGACAAGCCTATCAAGGAGAACGACCACGCCATGGATGATATACGTTACTTCACAATGACCATTCTTCGGCATAAGGTGCGCAAGGCGGGACAACCGCAATATATCCCACTGTGGGAGAGGTGATTTCTTGCTTACATATCAGGATTTACTTGCCGTGGGCAAGGATGAAAAGGACAGGATGGATTTTATCCGGCGAGCTATTAACGAGCACGAAAATAGCAAGGCATATCAAATGGCGGTGGATGCAGAGCTGTATTTTAGGGGCGAGAACCCGACCATCAACCGCTATGAGAAAATTATATACGACATGCAGGGCCGTGCTCATAGGGACATGTATACGGCCAATCATAAAATTGCATCCAGTTTTTTTGGCTTTGATGTGCGGCAGGAGGTTTCTTACCTCTTGGGTAATGGCGTGACATTTCAGGATGATGCAACAAAGGACAAGCTGGGTAAGAAGTTTGACTTGGAAATAGTCAGGGCAGGGAAATACGCACTAATCTCCGGAGTTGCCTTTGGATTTTGGAATCTTGACCATGTAGACGTGTTCAAGCTGCGGGAGTTTGTGCCGCTCTATGATGAGGAAAACGGCGCGTTGATGGCGGGGATCCGCTTCTGGAAAGTGGCAGATGATAAGCCGCTCCGGGCTACGCTGTATGAGGCGGACGGTTACACGGACTACATCCAGCGTAGCGGTGAAGATATGACAGTCAAAAAAGAGAAGCGGTCTTATATCCTGCATCTTCGTAGCACTGAGGCAGATGGGACGGAAATCTACGACGGCGAGAATTATCCGTCCTTCCCGATTGTGCCACTAAAAAATGGTGAAAATGCTCTCTCAGAATTGACAGGGAAGAGAAACACTGTGGATGCCCTTGACCTTTGCACCTCCAACATGGTCAACAATGTGGATGAAGGGAATTTAATCTACTGGGTGCTGACTAACTGCGGTGGTATGGAGGATCTGGATGACGCAAAGTTTTTGGACAAAGTGCGCACGACGCATATCGTTCACGCCGGAGTTGAGGGGGATGAGGGAGCAACAGCCGAACCGCACACCATTGAAGCGCCGTTCAGCGGTACTGAGGCGACCATCGACATGCTCAAACGTAAGCTATACGAAGATTTCCAGGCGTTTGACAGCTCGGCGGTATCAGCTGGCAACCAAACGGCCACGGCCATTGCCGCCAGCTACACGCCTCTTGATCTCAAGGTAGATGACTTTGAGGCCAGCGTAACAGAATTTATTCTTGGGATTCTGGCCTTGGCGGGCATTGACGATGAACCATCCTACACTCGTAGCCGTATCATTAACCGGGCCGAAGAGACGCAGACCATCCTCATGGGCGCGGAGTATTACGACGACGAATATATTACAAAAAAGCTGCTGACCATCAACGGCGACGCCGACCAATACGACGCGCTGATGGAGCGCAAGGCGGAGGAGGAAACAGAGCGGTTGGAAGAAGAAACATTCCCACCGGAGGTGGAAGAGGAAACCGAGGTGACGGAGGATGCCGAAGCCTGATGAAGCCCATCGTCTGACCGAAAAGGAACTGGCCGCGCTGGAAAAGCGTATTGCCAAAGTCTACCGAGAGGCGCGGGACGAGCTTTCCGACGCTATCAAAATTTACTTTGAGCGGTTCCGTGAGCGAGACGAGGAAATGAAAGCCCTGATCGGCACGGAGATAAATGGCAAAGTCTGGACGGAGCAGGACTATAAGCAATGGCGGCTCAACCAGATCGGACGGGGAGAACGGTATCAAGACCTGCGGGAAAAAATCGCTGAGCGTATGACTAAGGCTAATGAGGTAGCGATTGCCTATGTGAACGATGCAACATCTGGCATCTATTCCCTTAACCGCAACTATGCCGCTTACACCATTGAGAGAGTGGCTGGGAATGTGGGATTTACCCTGTGGGATGAATCCACCGTGCGGCGGCTCATTGTGGAAGAGCCTGACTTGATGCCGTATTACCCAAAGAAAAAAGCCCTCAATCGGGGCATTGACCTCAAGTGGGGCAAAAAGCAGGTTACAAAGTCCGTCACCAGTGGGCTTTTGCAGGGAAAGGGCGTGGGGAAGATTGCCACCGACCTGCAAGCCCGTGTGACTGAAATGAACCGGGCCAGCGCCGTGAGAGCGGCGAGAACGGCTATCACGAGCGCCCAGAACGGCGGGAGGATGGACAGTTATAAGGCCGCCTCCGATATAGGCATTAAGGTTAGAAAACGCTGGGTCGCAATCAAGGACGGGCGCACCCGACACGCTCACCAAAAATTGGACGGGCAAACGGTGGCGTGGGATGAGCCGTTTACCTCCGAACTGGGGAAGATACGCTATCCAGGAGACCCGAGGGCAAAACCGGCTAATGTTTATAATTGTCGCTGTACCATGCGAACGGTAGAAGCGCCGGGCATCGAAGCGGAGCCGCGCAAAATGCGTGTGCGCGACCCTAAGACGGGCAAGAATGTGGTCGTGGAAGAAATGACCTATGAGCAATGGGAGAGGTGGGTGAAAAGCCGTGGCTAAAGATTTGGGTGGTGTGGTGTTCAACGATTATAGCGCCGATGTGTTGGAGGCTATGCACGATGCTGTTGTACAGGCATTGGAGCGGTGCGGGGAACAGGCGGAAGGATATGCCAAAGACCTGGCTCCTGTTGACACTGGCAACCTTCGCAACAGCATCACCCATCAAGTGGACGATGGTGAAAGCGCTGTTTACATCGGAAGTAACGTAGAGTATGCCACTTATGTGGAGCTGGGCACCGGCAAATACGCCGAGGGTGGCCGCCCCACACCGTGGGTCTATCAGGACGCCGAGGGCAACTGGCACTGGACAGCAGGCAACCCGGCGCAGCCATTTTTGAAACCGGCGGTGGCTGACCACGCCCAAACCTACCGAAATATTATTGAGGATGAGATGAAGAATGGATGAAAAAACAATTAAAAAAATAAATTCCGCTTTGTACAACAAAGAATGCGTTGAATTTAGACCTGTCAAGGATGGAATAAGAATTGTTCGGGTTAGACGAGAAGTAATTGGAACAATAAAAGAAGATTTGATTGATTTTACAAAAGAAAAATGATAAAATAAATACATAGCAATTGAATATTGTTCCTGTCTATAAGTGTTTAGGCAGAAGGGCTAAGTGGAGCTGATTTGCAAGAATTTCTTGTAAATTGGCTCCTTTTTCTTTTTGGTAAACACCGCAGAGGACAGCGGTTTTTATATCACAGTCGCCCCCGAAGCACTGGGGCCGAAGAAAAGGAGACTGATTATGGCACTCACCAGACGCGCCCTCAAGGCTATGGGCATTGAGGACGAGAAAATCGACGAGATCATCAATATGCACACCGAAACCGTGGAGGGCCTGAAAGCCGATGTGGCAAAGTATAAGGCCGATGCGGAAACACTGCCCGAGGTACAGCGGCAGCTCGAAAAAGCGCAGAATGACCTTGAGGCTGGAAAGAAGGACAGTTGGAAGGTTAAATACGAGGCCATCAAAGAGGAATTTGAGGGCTACAAGAGCGAACAGGCCAAGAAGGAGACCCGCGCCGCCAAGGAAAAGGCATACCGGGAACTTCTGAAACAAGCCGGGGTGAGCGACAAACGCCTTGATGCCGTGCTTCGTGTGTCTGATGTGGACCGCGTGGAGCTGGATGACAAGGGTGCTGTCAAGGATGTGGACAAGCTCACAGAAAGCATCAAAAGTGAGTGGGCGGATTTTATCCAAACCACAACCACCCAGGGAGCGCAGACTGCCGCACCTCCTGTAAATAGCGGCGGGAACGCCATGACCAAAGCGGACATTTACAAAAAGGACGATCATGGCCGATATGTATTGTCTGCATCTGAGCGTCAAAAGGCGCTTATCGAAAATCATAAAACATGAAAGGATGAATTAAATGGCAGCTACTAAAGTTGAGAGCTTTGAAAATCCCCGTGATTCGCTGCCGAACTCTTATAACAGTGTTTCGGCTCGTGAGGAAGATTTTGTTACCCGATTTAACGACAACTGGGAGGCGCTGCGCACCATTATGGGCATCATGCGGCCCATCCGAAAGACCCCTGGCACGCAGCTGATCTCTTACACGGCTGATGTTACATTGGAGGATGGTGACGTTGACCCCGGTAATGTGATCCCGTACAGCAAGGCCACCATTACTCAGGCGACAAAGGCTGACTTGGCCATCAAGAAGTATGCCAAGGCAGTCCCCATCGAGGACGTGGACAAGTATGGTACGGAAATTGCCGTGGAAAAGAGCGACGACGCTTTCCTGACCAAATTGCAAAACGTGGTGCTGGGTGATTTCTACACCTTCCTGAACACTGGTTCTTTGACGGGAACCGCCACCACTTGGCAGGCCGCACTTGCAAAGGCCCAAGGCGAGGTGCTGAATAAATTCGCAGGCATGGCAAAGGACGTGACCTCTGTCGTCGGGTTTGCGAATATCCTGGATGCTTACGATTACCTGGGCGCGGCGGACATCACTGTGCAGACCCAGTTTGGCATCAACTACGTCAAGGACTTCATGGGATATTCCACCCTGTTCCTGCTTCCCGCTACCGTTTCTGGTAATACCGCCATTGCGCGGAACACTGTAATCGCTACTCCCGTTGAAAACATTGATCTTTATTATGCAGATCCTGGTGACAACGAATTTGCGCGGCTCGGGCTGAATTACACCGTGCAGGGTGAAACCAACCTGATCGGATTCCATGCTCAGGGGAACTACAGCACCGCTGTTGGCGAGAGCTACGCCATTATGGGCATGAAACTGTGGGCTGAGTATTTGGATGGCATTGCCAAAATTACTGTATCGCCGGGGGGTTAATTGGGTCTGACATCTTAACGCTATTCCCCAGCAGTCAGACCCTATTGGGGAAGCAGGTTTCTGATTTAGTCGGCGATGATCTGGCGGTAAAGGCTGACGGATCTGTGATTGGAACATTTCATCATGTTTCTGATTATACGGAGTTCAGCAGCGAGCCGGACGAGCAGAGCGGGTATTACTTCCCGTTCCATCTGACCAAGACAGGAACCAAAATGACCTTCAAGAAAAACGGTTCTCCCACAAAGGAAAACATCCCGTTTGACGCAGATATTGTCTTCCGGGTGGCCAAGGATGACACCTTCGAGATTCTTGTTGATGATTCCAGCGTGGTGAAATTTACCTTTACAGGGGCAACGTTTGAACCGCAAGCCAAAACGAAAGCCCGGGCAAAGAAATAAAAGGAGGGCGGCGTGATGCTGGAGCAAGTTTTGCAACACCTGAACAACTGGTTTTTGGTGCCTGATGGCATTCACTCCGGAGAGTTCACCGTGCAGGACGGCGGCATTACGCTGCCCTTCCTGCAAACAGGGCAGTATTTCCGGGTGGTGGGGTCTGTCTTTAATGATGGCCTCCACCAATACCCGGCAAAGGACATGACCGAGGAAACATTTGATGGCGCTGTGTGGGCGCTGGCGGTGCCGAAAGCGGTCATCTCTCTTGCAGATGAAATTGCTGCCTGGGACGAGAAAAATGGCGTCCCTGGCCCATATACCAGTGAGAGTTTTGGTGGTTATTCGTATAGCAAAGCTACCAATGCAAGTGGCGTGGCTGTGGGATGGCAGGATGTTTTCAAGGGCCGCCTGAATACTTGGCGGAGGATCGGAGGTATTATATGAGTTTGTTGGATGATTTTGCTCGTACCTGTATTCTGTTGGAAAAGAAGCGTGTCCCCGATGGCGCGGGCGGTTACATCGTGGAGTGGACAGAGGGCGCAGAGTTTACCAATTATCAAGCCCTTGATACTTCCATGGAAGCCCGCATTGCCGAAAAACAGGGCGTGACAAGCCTCTATTCCGCCTTGGTGGACAAGGCTGTACCCATTGAGTACAACGACGTATTCAAGGACAAGGGTACAGGCGAAACCTATCGCGTAACCTCCAACCCGGAGGACAAGCAGGCCCCACGCTCCTCCACGCTGCCGCTGAAATACTTCACGGCAGAAAGGTGGGCGCTGACCACATGACTAAAAATAAAGCCCTCTATGCTTGGTTTAACGAGTTCATGCCCTTCTACCGGGCCAGCTCTGTGCCTAACGATGTGGTCATGCCCTACGGCACATACGAGTACACTGACGGGGCCTTTGACGCCGGGGAGATCGGCCTGACAGTCAACCTATGGTTTCGCACGGAGAGCGAGGCTATTCCAGATGAAAAGGCACAAGAGCTATCAAAGAAAATCGGATATGGTGGCATACAAATTCCGTGCGATGGTGGGTTTATCTGGATCAAGCGGGGGTCACCTTGGTGTCAGAGTCTTACATACCAGGAAGATCCAGCTGTTAAACGCCGATACATAAATATAACTGCGGAATATTTCACACTAAATTAAGGGAGTGAACTATATATGAAATTTACACGTATTCCGGAAACTACATTTCAGAAGTTACAGCTGAATGCTGGAATTTTGCTGTCTGATTTTACCCCAGGGACTGGAACTGTGGAAGAAGAGGATATTCTTGGAGCAACGTCTGGCGGGGTAAATTTTGTTGCAACGCCAGAATTCTCTGACTTTGGAGAGGATATTGATAATGCCCCGGTCAATGTTCTTGAATTAAAGCGTCTTGATAGCTGGGAGGTTACCATGTCCGGTACGTTCGTGACCGTTGATGTAAACCTTGCAAAAACATTGGTTGGGATTGCGGATATTGACACATCGGACAAAACCCTTGTTAAACCACGCAATGATCTTTTAACGACTGATTTCAAAGACATTTGGTGGGTGGGAGATTACTCAGACAAGACGGGGGCAACAAATGGTGGGTTTGTCGCAATTCATATGTTGAACGGCCTGTCCACAGGGGGATTCCAGCTGCAAAGCGGAAACAAAGAAAAGGGACAATTTGAGTTTGAATTTACAGGGCATTACTCCCTTGCGGAACAAAGCAGAGTGCCTTTTGAGGTTTATATTAAGGCTGGGACAGCGGAAGCGGGTGAGTCTTGATGAAAATTTCTGAACTTTCCACAGATCGGGCATTGGACGTCCTGTGCGAACTGACTCCTTACATTGCAAACATTACAGGGGACAAGGCACTGCTGGACGAATTGGGTAAGAAATTTGATACAAAAGGAAAGAATGTCGCAGAAATGTACACATTTGCGGCGCAAAAGTGTGCGGCATTGGCGCCGGTTTTACTAAAAGCGCATCGAGCGGATATTTTCGGGGTTCTGGCTGTACTGAATGAAACTTCGGCAGAGGAAATTGGGAAACAGAACGTAGGAACAACGATCAAACAGATTAGAGAGTTGTTTCAAGATCGGGAGCTCCTGACTTTTTTCAAATCGTGGCAGCAGGAGGAAGAGACAAAATAATTCTATCTCTGCTGTCAGCACCCAAAATGAGCGGGAGTTCTTATATTTCTGTCCTTCCAACGCTAATAAAAAATACGATCAAAAAAGAACTATACGATATTTATATCACAGATTCTTTGCGTGTAATTGGGGAAAATACAGCCAAGTATGCGGGGGGAAGCTATATCAAGAAACGATGGATTTCATTTATCGAGGACAATCCCCAAAAAGAGCAAACGGGAGAAGAAATTGTTGCGCAAGTGATTGAAAAAACCGGATTGAGACTTATTTCCTCTACATAAGTGGTTGTGGAGAAGGGCTAAGCGGTGCCATTTCAGATGGGAGGTGGAACCGATTAACCTATTTGATCTTTACGCAAAGATATCACTGGATACCAGTGAGTATGATTCTGGGATTAAGAAAGTATCCCAGGGGGGAGAAGCAACCTCTAAGAGCCTGGGATCAAAGCTCGCAAGCGCAGGAAAAACCGCAGCAAAGGGACTTGCTGTGGTTGGAGGAGCAGCAACCGCTCTGGTTGGCGGATTGTTGGCAGTGGATTCTGCAACGGAAGAATATAGGATTGCGCAGGGGAAATTAAACACAGCCTTTGACGCTGCCGGGATGAGCGCCGGCGCAGCGAAGCAGGCATACAGTGCATTTTATGGAATCCTTGGCGATACAGACACAGCCACAGAGGCGTCCCAGCTGTTAGCAAAGCTTGCCCTTAGTGAACAGGATATTGCTACCTGGACTGATATTGCAGCGGGAGTTTTTGGTACCTTCGGCGACTCTCTTCCCATTGAAGGTCTGATTGAATCCGCGAATGAAACAGCAAAAGTCGGCCAAGTAACAGGATCTCTGGCTGATGCCCTTAATTGGGCAGGAATCAGCGAAGATGATTTCAATAAAAAATTGGCGGCTTGCACCACAGAGAGCGAGCGGAATCAACTCATTATGGATACCCTTGCGGGCACCTATGAGGAAGCCAGTGACGCATTTTATAGAAACAATGACGCGTTGGTACAATCCAGGTCTGCACAGCAGCAAGTGCAAGATGCAATGGCACAGATTGGAGGCGCGGTCTCTCAGGTTAAAACGGCGCTTTTAACAGAATTTGCACCGGCCTTGGCGGCGGTTGCCCCCCAGATTGCAAATTTTATTTCTGGGATTGATGTTTCTTCTCTTGTCAATGGGTTCTCTCAGTTTGTGGGATTTTTTGTGAATAACGGCCCCACAATCATTTCTGCGGTTGCGGGAATTGGCGCGGCATTTGCTACTTGGAAAGTGACCTCCTTGATCTCTGGGATTGTTTCCTCTCTCACCAGCTTGTTTGTCCCGGCGACGGTTGCAGCGACAACAGCACAACAAGGGCTAAATGTGGCAATGAAAGCCAACCCAATTGGCGCGATCATTACATTGGTGGTTTCTCTTGTTACCGCGATTGTTACCCTGTGGACAACGAATGAAGGGTTCCGAGATGCCGTTGGCGCAATTTGGGAAGCAATTAAAGGATTTTTCCTTTCGGCCAAAGACGCCATTGTAGCTGCGTGGAGTACGGTGAAGGACTTCTTTTCCGGGGTATGGGAAGGGATTAAGGGAGCTTTTTCCGCTGTCAAGGAATTTTTCAGTGAAAGATTCCAGCAGGCGCGGCAGGCGTCAGAGGCGGCTTGGGATGGAATTTCCAGCTTCTTTTCTTCTGTATGGGAAGGAATTAAAAGTGTTTTTTCTGCGGTTCGAGATTTCTTTAGTGAGAAATTTCAGTCTGCAAAAGAAGCCGCTCAGTCTGCATGGGATGGGATCACAAATTTCTTTAGTGGGGTTTGGGAAGACATAAAAGGCGTTTTTTCGAATGCGTTCAATGCGTTTTTAGACATTGGAAGCGCCATTGTGAATGGGATTAAAAACGGAATATCAAGAGGATGGAGTGCTTTAACCGGTTGGGTAAGTGATAAAGCAAAAAGTTTGCTGAATGCAGCTAAGAGTGCCCTTGGGATAAACAGTCCTTCCAGAGCGTTTCGAGATGTTGTGGGTATGATGATCCCAGCGGGCATTGCGGTTGGAGTTGACAAGGGGATGCCATCTGCGCTTGATGCTATGTCAAACATGGCAAATCGGCTTTTAGAAGCGGGAAGTGTTGAGGTCCCGGAACCGGCTATCAGAGATGTAAACGCACTTGATATGGCGAGAGTTAGTTTTTCTGACTCTGGTATTGGAAGATCCTCTGCGGGGATAATCAATGGAATCTCTTCCGCAGTGCAAAATTCAGGACAGAATGGGCCGATTACACTCAATCTTGTTCTCCCGGATGGGACGAAGCTGGCGACATATCTGTTTGACCCATTGACAAAGTATGCAAAAGCAAACGGAACTCCCATTCTGAATCCGACGTGAGGAAGGTTATGACACAACTTATTTTAGACACAACTGGATACAACATGATCTTGCCAGAAAGCATAAAGGGCGGCTATGTGGTGGAAGAACAGGCGTTGTCTGTTGATGTGGAAATGATTACAGGTCGGATTGTTCGTCAACTGAGAGGAAATGCCTGGCATATTACATATCAGTATGGTTTTTTTGATGATGATACGAAAAATAAATTGATTTCAGTGTGCCGAAAGGGAAAAAGACAAGCAATTACGTGTGGTTTTTTGCCTCCGGATTCCTCTGGAACACTCTTTTATTCAAACTTTCTTGTCATGGCCTTTACGTACCCTAAATTCATGTGGAGTCAGATGCTTCCGGGAGAAAATGGGGATACCGCAAGGCCGCTTTGGGGGGATTTTTCCCTGGAGTTACGAGAGGTGAGGCCGCATGATTGACAGCTCTTCTACCTATAAATTGGCGGTTTATGGGGATGCCAGGCGCGTTGTCCTTCGGGCTGTGATTGATATCAGCAGCCCGGATATTGTATTTGGCGTCGTGAACTCGGATGGAGAGGACGATTTCAGCGTCCCAGGGCAGGTTTATGACCATGTATTTGAGATTGTTCCTTATGCAACATTGGAACGGAATCGGTTTATTTTGAACGGTGAATTCAATCTTTTCCCAAGGGCAGAGGTCGACCAGGTCGGGTTTATTGGAGCGTCTTTGTCCAAGGAAGACGGAACATTTTCTTCCCCGGTTTATGTGGAAGAGACATTTTCCAATGTATTAATTTTGCAGGCATGTTCTGTCGTTTTCCCCACCGCAGTATGGGACGGATATCCCGTTGACTTTAAGATTGAAGTGAAACAGGGAAGCACAGCATATTTTGTAAAAGAATTTAAGGGGAATACAAAGCGGGAAATTAATGTGGATGGGTTTACAGTAAATAATCCAGACGCCATTCGGGTTACTGTTACGAAGTGGTCTCTGCCATATAGAAGACTGCGGGTTGTTGAGATCATCCCCGGCATCTATGAGGAATGGGATGGCAATGTAATCGCGGAATTCAGCTTGAAACACCAGGGGGATATTTCTTGCTTATCCCTTCCGTATGGAACATGTACGATCAAGATGGATAATTTAGACCGGCGATTTGAACCAAGGAATAAAGCGGGTGTTTTTAAGTCGATTGAAGAACGACAGGCCATAGACATTTCTATGGGAATTCGTCTCCCAGACGGGACGGACGAGTATAAGAGCGTCGGGATGTTTTATCAGTATTCTGGAGGATGGAAGACCAGCGATAACGGATTGACCATGCAATGGGACCTGGTAGACATCATTGGCCTCCTGCAATCCAGAGAATTTATTGTTCCAGATTCTTTGCCAGAGACGTTGGAAGGATGGGTCGCTGCTATCGTGGCGCAGCTTGGAGTGAACTTTGAAAACCGATATACAGTGGACACAAATTATGCGGATACCGCGTTGATCGTTTCAAATGAGGAAGACGTTTCTGGTGTAACCTGTGGAGACCTCCTTTTATGGGTATGTATGGCCTCTGCCACTTGGCCAAGAGCAGACGCAGAAACAGGGAAACTTGCTGTCGAACCTCTATGGAATCAAGGAGATAAAATTACGTTGGAAAATTTGATTTCCTATCCCACAATGAAAGCAAATCCCGATGTTGCTGCGATCATTTTCACCTTAAATGACGGGAACGACACAAAATATGTTATTTCCGGCAATTCAACCTCATCAAGTGAGACAAAGTCCGTAGACAACCCCTTTATCAAAACAAAGGAGCAGGCGCTTGCCGCTGCGCGTCTTATGTTGTCTACCTTTGGCGGAAACCAATATGAAATTTCAAACTGTGGGAATCCGGCGTCCGAAGTTGGAGACGTTGATACAATTTGGCTGGATGAATCCAATGCCACGACGGCGCGTCGGATTCAGCAGGACCTCTCTTTTTCGAGCGGGGTGCTATCTAATTGCACAAGCGTTTTGCTCCAGGCAGACGGTGCGTTTCTTTTCCAGAACCGGGAAGTCATTACTTCGTCAGGGACATGGACAGCGCCGGACGGAGTTCTAAAATTACGTGCCATCCTTGTAAATGGTGGGTCTGGTGGAGGAACCGGGACCGATGGTTCTTGGGATGAAGCCGGTACAGATGGAACAGACGGACAGGGTGGCCTTGTTTGGGCAGAAACAATCGAAATTAACCCCAATCAGGTGTTCAATGTGGAGATTGGTCGAGGTGGCGCTCCTGGAGAATCTGGTGGGGTAACAAAATTCGGCGCATATTCTGCCGCAGATGGACAAAATTTTGACCCTAACTATACAGACATTGCGTCGGGGGATGCCTTTGCAAGAGATGGGGTTCAACTTCCGACTGCAAATACAGGAGACGGTGGAAAAGGTGGCGCCGGGGGCGTGAAAGGAAATAGACGTGAAGAGAGCGGCACAGATGAGGAAGGTAATTCCTGGAGCAGGACTGTGATCGACAACTACCCCGGAGAAGGAGAAGAAGGTGTGCCTGGAGCTTCCGGGTGCGTCATTTTATATTGGGATATACAGTAGAGAATGGACTTTTTGGCCGGTATCTGGGGGGTGATCTAAATGGCAGAAGAGTGGTCTCCTATTGTGATCTCAGCGACGTTCACGCCAGTGACTGCAAATGTCGGGGATTCTGTATTGCTCCAAGTGATCGTACTTGATGTGCAGACGATAGAGCAAGAAGAGATCAGAGTGTCGGGTGAGTTTCAGAGTGGGGAGGTGTAATTCATGTCGATAACTACGGTAAAAGCGACGTTTGATGGACAGGAATACACTCTTACATTTAATGAAACGACAAGGAAATATGAGACTGTCATTGTTCCGGCCAAAACCTCCCACAATGAAGAAGGGGGATATTTCAATACAGAAATAACCGCGACAAACGACAAGGGCGTTTCCACCACAACGGATGGGACGAATATCCCTGGGCTTCGGTTGACGGTGCAAGAGGAAGTCCCCCCGACTATTCTGCTATTATCTCCGGCAGAAGGAATATTGACAACCAATGTTCCTACCTTTGTTGTAGAAGCATTTGACGAGGAGAACGGCTCCAGGATTGATCCATCCTCTCTGTCTATGCTGATTGATGAGGTCGAGGGAGATATCTCCACGAAAGCCACGGAGAAAGGTTATCAGTTCACCTATACTCCACGGAATGAACTGAGCGAAGGGAATCACAGCTTGACCGCCTCCATCCAGGACAACGACGGGAATCAAGCCAGTTTATCTTCGGTTTACATTGTAGACACGGTTCCTCCTGAGCTGACTGTGCATGAGTACAGGCAAATCGTTGACGATGAATCTATTACGGTAGAAGGGGTAACAAAGGATGTGACGACATCTCCTGTCACCTTGCTTGTGGGAGGGGAGGAAGCGACTATTGATGAACACGGACAGTTTTCACACACGGTTCCTCTTCGCGTGGGGGAGAACTACATCACTGTTACCGCAACAGACAAAGCAGGTCTGTCCTCTTCTTTTCGCCTCTATGTCATACGGCTCATTACAGACCGTAGCCAGGCGGACATTGAGGAACTTCTTACGATCTTATCCAAAGAAGATCTGACGGAAGAAGAACTAATTCAGCTTGCACAGACAAGCTATAAGGGAGCATATAACGAAACTGATATGAACCGGGTTACAACGGCTGCCGAGTTCCTTTCAGATAGTTTATATACCCGTGGGTATGTAAACCCGTATGTTCCAGTCAATCCAGAACCGGGCAGAGATTATTGGGTGAAAGAGAACAAGCCAACATTAGAGCAATCTGAGGGATATGTTTCTAATGTTAAACGGATTCGAGAGACTTTCCCCTTTGTACCTGATCTTCCAGAAGCCCCCTCTGATATGCAGAGTTTCACCTTCCAGGAAGCGAACAATTTGGAAAAGATCCTTGTCCAAGTAGAATCCATGTTCCAATGGATGGATAAATCCTATCTCATGGCGGGAGAGGCCATGTGCGGAGAATTTTAAGAAAGGGTGTGTTTTAGTGCAAGACGCCATTATTAAAGGGATCGGGAATTCACGATACCTAAAGACAGTGGGGGAAGCCTTGTCCCTCTATCCAACCTATGAGGATTTTATGCAGGCCATGGTTGCAGGGATATTTCCAGTAGACTTCAATGGGATTAATAAAGACGGTTGGACCCAGCTGGGAACCCTTCTAAACAAAGCGAACCTTCTCTCAGATACGGTGATCTCCACGCTGGGTCTTTCCACAGGAGTGAATTCAACCCCTAACGATGCGTTCAATGTCCTTGCAAACATCGGCAACGTCCATGTGTGGAGGAAGACGGTGGTTGCAGAGGAGGAGGTTCCGGCGGGGTATACGTTGGGACCTGTTGAAGCTAACAAAGTCTTGGCGCAATCTTCCTCAAACTGGGACAATAGTTATGCGGCTTTCACCGTTGCAAGCAGCATTACTGTTGATGATGGTGGCAACGTAACGATGAACGATACTTCGGGGGTAGAGATTTGGCAAGGCTATTTTGATCCGAATAAAGGCGAGGATAATCTTTTAGGGAAATTTATTCAATTTTCTCATGTTTCTGCCGATCACATTTCGTCTGATTTGGAAACGGGAGTATATTTCATTCCCAGTAACGCCACTTTTATCCGCGATCACAGCAGCGCCCCCTTCTATACCAAAATTTCTGCTTGCCAAAAAGTGAACGCATACCCCCTCACCCCCGCAGGCACCCACGTCACCTACCTAACCTCTGTCAACCGCAACGCCTACCAGGAGGGAGACGATGCGAAAGAGGCGGGGTATGTGTTGGGGGATATGGTGAGTGGATACCTGTTTGCATCGGCGTGGACTGGTAATGCGTCCAATTATTATTACTCCGAGACAATTAAAGTTTCCGATACTGGGACATTGACACAGGAAAATGTAAAAAGTTATACCGCAAATGCCACTAATGATAGCTTGGTTAGTAATATTCAAAGTGCTATTAGAGGTAAATTTATTACTGTGAGTGGAGAAAAAGATAATGGTGGAAGTGAAGGAACTGACCTTGTCTATATCCCCGATGATGCCATTGTCAGTTACTTTGAAAACGGAGTCTCTCTCGGTTATCCATATAATTATGGATTTCTTGTCAATAAAATGCAACAGGTCACCGGCTACCCCGCCATCCCCGCAGGCACTACCATCGAGTATCTGGGGGTGTTGGGGGAGAAATCTAAGATACAGGTGCTCTCCTATGTAGGAACAGGGACATCCGGAGAAGCTAACCCTTGTTCAGTTACTGCGAGTTTTCCTATTAAGGCGTTATTTTTTCTTGGGTATATTGGAGAATTTGGTATGGACCCATCCTACTTGGGCGTAGGTAACGGCTATTGGGGTGATGGGGACGTTGGCATTATGTTCAGTAAATGCCTGACAACAGCCTTTACCAACCACATTGGATTTGACGCTAATGGCAAGACATCCTTTGGGAAAAAGTCTGCGGACGGAAAAACGTTCTATTGGTACAATAAAACTTCCGCTGTAACAAACGATTCTGGCAGTTTGTATTATTTTCTTGCACTTGGATAAAGGAGGTAACCCATGTATTACATTAACCCAACCCCCAATAAAACTGGCAACCACGGCAACCCCATGGGACAACCTTTCCCAACCTGCGTGACCCTCCCTGACGATCTCCTGAGCCCCTATCTTGCGGCAAAGGGGTTTGTGACCCTAACCGTGGAAAACGGCGCTGTAACAAGCCTGGAGACCAACCAGGAGGCGCTGGACGCCTATGAAGCAGACCACCCCGACCTCCCGCCGGAAGATCCGGAGGAACCCGTTACCTGGGCCGCCATGGCGGCAGCAATTCGAGAAGGAGTGAATGACGTTGACTGAAAAAGAGTTTGTTTTGGATACCTTGCGCCGGGCGGGGAAGTCTGCCGCAGTCAACTTGCAAGCAGAATCCCCCTCCATGACCGGCACGGAACTCTGTGCCACAGAGGAGTATATCCCGGACTTCCAGGCGGCCAAGGCTGCCAAAAACATGCTGGAGCGCAAGGCAGGCCAGAAAGATGGCTTTGTCTGCCGGTCCAGCGCCGGGCGGGTGGTTCGGCTCCTCCAGGTCTACGACAGTGAAATCTATCCCCAGGAGCCGGAGGAGCTGCCCGCCCAGTGGGGGTTTGTCTGGTCCACTGACCCGGACAAGGCGCTGCCCTTCCTCTCCCTCTCCACTTCCCCCTACGCCAAAGGGGATTGCTGTACCGCAGATGGCAAAACCTGGCGCAGCAAGATTGACACCAACACCTGGTCCCCGGAGACAAGCCCGGAGTTTTGGGAGGAAGTGGAACCCTGACGAACCATCCCACACAGAGAGAGGAGGGCTGTTATGCCCATGGACAAGTGTACCTTTAACCCCGGGAATGAATGCTTGGGGCTGCAAAAGGCTAACATGTTGGAGAAGTCTCTGAACAGCCATTTGGATGCGGCCCGGCAGACCCATAAGGAGATGTATGACCGCATCCGGGCCCTGGAAACTGAGAGCGCACGCCGGGACGAACAGTATGTTCAGATTCTGGACAAGCTGGATGAAATGTCCTCCAAAATCACATCGGCACTCAGCCAGGTGAGTGAGCTCCAGATCAAGCCCGCACGCCGGTGGGAAGGGTTGGCTGATAAAGCAATCTGGGCTGTTTTCGCGGCAGTGATTGCGTTTCTGCTGGCAAAAATCGGGCTGTGAGAGGGGGTGAAGGGAATGAGTGAAAAATGGAAAGCCTGGTGGAAAGCGGCTGGAATGAGAGCCATCAAGACCTTGGCGCAGACCGCCGTAGGCTGCATTGGAGCCGCCGTGGCACTGGGGGATGTCAACTGGCCCATGGTGGCCTCTGCGGCTGTCCTGGCGGCTGTGGTGAGCCTTCTGACCAGTGTGGCGGGGCTCCCGGAAGTTGAGAAAGAAACCGCAAACAAAAACTAAAGACAAAGAAGGAGAATCATTATGGCAAATCGTTTTTATCAGAATCGCATGGCAATCAAGGCAATCAGCGAGAAAGAGGGCGTAGATGTAGATATCGCCTCCCGCATGTATGCGCAGCAGCAGGGCTGGACCGGATGGGAAAAGGAAATGGACGAGTGGAACGATATTCAGCGTTCCTACATGAAGTCTAAGACAAAGACGCTGGCAGACCTTTTTAAGTAAAAGGAGTGATTCCTATGGAAGAAAAGAATGCTCCTCTGTCCGTTGTACATCCAGAAGATGCTATCCCGGAAACTATGCTGGAGGAAATGACCGATGGGAAAGGGGAGGAAAAGAGTGAGTAACAGCCCTCTTGTAACCTACACTAAGCTCTCCCCCAATCATTCCGGGCGGCGCAACCATGTGATTGACACGATTTCCATTCACTGCATGGCAGGCAATGGTTCGGTGGAGACCTGTGGGGCGCTGTTTGCCGACCCGTCCCGCAAGGCCAGCAGCAACTACGGAATTGGAAGCGATGGGCGGATTGCTTTATATGTAGATGAAGCAAATCGGTCCTGGTGTACCTCCAGCGCCTCCAACGATCATCGGGCCATTACCATTGAGGTGGCCAACAACGGCGGGGCACCGGACTGGCCGGTGTCAGACAAAGCCTACGCCGCATTGCTGGACCTATTGACGGATATCTGCCGGAGAAATGGGATCAAGAAACTACTGTGGAAAGGGGATAAATCCCTGATCGGCCAGGTGGACAAGCAGAATATGACGGCTCACCGGTGGTTTGCCGCCAAGGCCTGCCCGGGGGATTATCTATACAATCGGCACGGAGAGATTGCCGCCGAGGTCAACCGGCGGCTGGAAGGAGAGGAGGAGCCCATGGATATTGCAAAGTTGATCTCTGAAATGACCAACGAACAAGCCTATCAGCTCATGCAGAAAGCAGAGCTCCACGCGAAGACGCTGTCTGAGCCTGCCTGGTCCCAACAGGAGGGACATTGGGCAAAGGCTGTGGCAAATGGCATCGTGGATGGCACCAGCCCGGAGCGCTCCATGAAACGGGATGAGGTGATTGCAGTGCTGGGGCGAAAAGGATTACTGTAAATTATGTTTGCTCAGAGGTAAATGGAAAACCCCTCTGGGATATATCCAGAGGGGTTATTTTAAGACGTCAGTTGAAAGTATTTCGTTTATATCATGGTTAAAATCTTTGTAAGATGCAATACAGTCCGAAAGATAATCTAATCCTGTTTCTGTAATTGATAAGTATACGCGGATTCTGTTATCTTCACTCACTTCTTTAGACGCAACACGGACAAAACCTAATTTTTGAAGTTTATTAGATAAAGCGTATAGAGTACAAAAAGAAATTTTTCCGTCACTCATTTTTGAAATAGATGACATAATTTCATAAATGTACATAGGTTTCTGACGCAACAGAAAAAGAACCAACATACTTGTTGTCGCTTTTTTTAGTGACTCGTGGAGAGAAGCAGGTGTTCTTTTGATTTTTGCTTGTATAATGATCATCCCCTTTATACAAAGAATAATTCATATTTGTAAATATGTCAACTGTTAGTCCTCTTTAACCAGAAAATGGAGGAGTTTGGTTTATGAAGATTCCAGAAGGAACAGTAAACGAATTAGAAGAGTGTAAAGCATTATGTTTAATCCTCTTTGATTTACTGGCACAGAAACAAAATTCAAGCCCAGGACACATTGAAACAAGACGAGCATTGAAAGAGATTCCGCTTGTATCTGAATTTGATGCAGTTTTAGCGCGATGCACACTGAATGATGAGGACAAAGCTATTTTGAGGATGCATTATGTTCAGAGAAAAGATTTTCGATATATCGGTGATTCTCTTGGGTTTTCCGAACGTACAATTAAAGAGAGGCACAGGGAATCACTTCGGAAAATTTCCCATGTACTTTGACCACCCTTTTGGGTGGTCTTTTTTTGTGCTTTTCCTGTATTTAGGATGAACATTTTATCGAAAGAATTGCAATAGAATAAAAATTAAAGGAGGATGCAGTGAATAGTGGAATAACCACTGGCCAATAGGCGCGAACTGTATCCTTTTTTATTTAGGTGGTTTTATGTTTGTTTATTACAACCCGAATCCAGAAAAGAAAAACGTCGGGGATTGCACAATAAGGGCTTTGTCAAAAGCGTTAGGACAGAGCTGGGAAAAAACATATATCGGAATTGTGCTACAAGGGTATCAAATGGGAGATATGCCATCGGCAAATCATGTTTGGGGGGCATACCTCAGAAAACATGGATACCGAAGAAATCTGGCAGAAGAAGATACAACGGTAAATTCCTTTGCAGACAGGAATCCCGAAGGGACCTACATTCTTGCCCTATCTGGACATGTCGTTTGCGTGCAGGACGGCACCATTTACGATACTTGGGATAGTGGAAATGAAATCGTTTTATATTTTTGGGAGAAAGGATAACAAAAATGGCTTATCAATATTATCCAAGCTATCAGTCTCCATATTATCCGCCACCTGCGCCGGATCATCTTGCGCAGCTTCGTGGACAACAGCCGTTCCAAGCTCCTATGCAGGGACAACCTGTTCCGCCACAGGGAAACACAGCTGGAAATGGAATTATCTGGGTGCAAGGGGAAGAAGGGGCAAAAGGGTATTTAGTTGCACCAGGAGAAAGCCGTTTGCTGATGGACAGTGAAAACTCCACGTTTTATATCAAATCAACTGATGCGTCAGGGATGCCCCTGCCTCTTCGAGTATTTGATTATACCGAACGTACGGGGGCAAAGAAAGCCTCACAATCCGTGCAGGAATCGTCTGTTCAGTTTGCCACCAAAGAGGAATTAGCCGCTCTGGCTGCCCGCTTGGACGCTCTGACAGCGCAGAAACAACCTGCAAAAGAGCAGGGAGCTAAGGAGGACGAGAGTAATGCCTAATCCGATTTTTCAAGTTCTTGGTGGAGGGAATAGCCAATCCAATATGATGCAGCAGTTTCAGCAGTTCATGAATCAAATGAAAGGCAAGGACCCAAACGCTATGATCAACGAATTGGTGTCCAGTGGCAAACTCACCCAATCCCAACTGGATGCAGCCCAGAAACAGGCTCAGCAAATGCGAGGGATGTTCGAGGGGATGCGGGGGATGTTTGGGAAATAAATATAATCAAAATCCCGGCCGGGTTTTGAAAATAAATTTACAAAGGAGAAAAAACAATGAGTCTTTCTTCGGACAATACTGTGATGACCATGCCAGTAACTCCCGCCTATCAGGGCGGCGGTTATGGTAATTCCATGTGGGGTGGAGATTGGGCCTCCTGGATTATCCTGTTTCTGATCTTCGGCATGTTTGGCTGGGGGAACGGTTTCGGTGGCGGTTTTGGCGGTAACGGTGGTACCAATGGCCCTGGCTTTCAGGGCTGGGCTACTCGCGCCGACATCAACGAAGGCTTTGCTCTGAATGGTTTACAGAATGGACAGAATTCCATTCGTGATGCAGTGAGTAACGGATTCCATGGCGTTGATAATGCCGTTTGTACTCTTGGTTATCAGACGCAGCAGGGCTTTAATGCTTTGGGGGCACAGATGGCTCAGTGTTGCTGCGATACCCAGCGCGCTATTGATGGTGTGAATTATAACATGGCCACCCAGGCATGCGATACTCGAAACACTATCCAGAACAGCACCAGGGATATCATTGACAATGCCAATGCGAACAGCCGAGCCATTCTTGACTTCTTGACCCAGGACAAGATTACAACGCTGCAAGCCGAGAACCAGTCTCTGAAACTGGCTGCCTCTCAGGCTAATCAGAACAGCTATTTGACAGCGACTCTGGATGCGCAGACCAATGAGCTGATCCGACGCATCAACCCCATGCCCGTTCCGGCCTATCAGGTCCCGAATCCTTATGCCGGTTGTGGGTGTAATCCCTGTGGCTGCGGCTGCTAAAACCTAATATATCAACTTTCCGGCATGACCGGAATGTTCGGCCCCGTGCCGATTTTGGAACAAGCGCGGCGGGGCAATAGCCTCGCCGCTATCTTTTTTTGAAAGGAATGATCTTATGGCTGAATTTACTGGCGTATTTGTGCAGCAAGTGGCTGCGGGACAGAATGTCGTATTTACAGAGACCCCCGTGAGCGGATCTAATTGTGTTGTGCATAGAGATGGTTCTGGCATCATTACCTTGCGCGGTATGACAAATCAATGCCGAGCCCGCTACAAAGTTGTATTTGGCGGCAATATTGCCATTCCCACAGGTGGCGCAGTTGGACCTATTTCTATTGCTATTGCGGTGGAAGGTGAAGCATTGGGAAGCGCCACTGCTATCGTGACCCCTGCCGCGGTGGACGAGTTTTTCAACGTGTTTGCTGCGGCCTTTATTGAGGTTCCCCGTGGCTGCTGTGTGACTGTGGCAGTCAAAAATACCAGCACAGAGACGATTGAGGTTGAAAATGCTAACCTAATCGTTGAGCGTGTGGCCTGAAAGGAGAGTCAATATGTATATGCATGAACTGAAAGAAAAGCTCTGTGAAGAGCTGAAGGAAATTGCTCGCAAGGGCGAGTTGGGCGCCGGAGACCTGGAGATCGTCCACAAGCTGACTGATACCATTAAAAACCTGGACAAGATTGAGATGCTGGAGGAACACGGCGATTACAGCCGGGCTGGTGACTGGGAGGCCGATATGCGCGGCACCTATGGACGAGGCTCCAGCTACCGTGGCCGGAAACGGGATTCCATGGGCCGGTATAGCCGGGATGGACGCATGTATTCCCGCACCGATGCTAAAGAACACATGATGGACCAGATTGAGGATATGATGAGTGGTGCCAACGAAAGAGAAAAGGAAATCCTGCGCCGGGCTATGGAGCAGCTGGAGAAAGCGTAAGGGGGTGCCCCCATGCTTGACCGAAAGGAAATAGATATTGAAATTGCCCGTTTAGAGTATGGGGAGAGTAGCTACCCGGCTTATGCCAAGCTGGCAAACCTTTATACTATCCGGGACTGCATGGATCGGGAGGAAGGAACGGCGGTTCCTATTGCTTATGATGGAGGGCATTCTACTTCCCCAGATCCTCCCCGCTGGGGGGAAAGTGATTTCCTCTGTGAGGTGAAGAATAGGGACCCGGACGCTGTATGGGAGATCATAGATGACCTTATGGACACATTGCATACTGTTAATCCCCGTGTATATGAAGGAGTAATGAGAAAAATAAGGTCCTGCTAAGTGTTAGTGATTTGTTAGTAACCGTTTCTGTTCTTAAACGTCTACGATTGTTTCTCCATCGGAAAAACAGTTGAAAATGGCTGAAAATAAAGGTAGAATACTTATCAACCGGTGTCAGGAATCCTCTTCCTTTCTTTGGTAAGGATGAGGTCGGCGGTTCAAATCCGCCCAGCAGCTCCAGAAAACCCGTTGTCCCGCAAGGGATAGCGGGTTTTTCTTTTCCTTTTTCATTTCTAATTTGTTAGTAACCTGTATGTAACGGTGTTTACTCAACGGCTTTTACGAGAGTATTAATATCAATGTGCGTATATACGTTTGCCGTTGTAGAAAAGTCTGCATGACCGAGAATTTTTTGTAATAGCTCGGGCGGCATTCCTTCTTTAACGGCTCTGGAGGCGTAGGTATGGCGAGTAGCATGAGGGGTTTTCTTTGCGATCCCTAACTTATTTAGCAGAGGATAATAATCCCGGTTTCGATAATTTGCATATATTTTTTGTCCCACATACCCTGACAGAAGTAGTGGACCTGTAGCTTGTTCAGCAAAATATGCAAAATGAGACCTTCCCTCTGGCCGGATGGGGATCACACGATTCCGTCCTGCTTCTGTCTTGGAACCGCCGATTATATATGTTTCGTGATAATCTTCCAGCCGAAGGGAGAACAATTCTCCTATCCGCATACCCGTGGAAAGAAGCATTAAAATAATTCGGGCGGCTTCCGAACCGTCCTTTTCGATTTTTTCAATTTCCTCTTCGGTGAAAATTTCTTTTTCTTTTTTTGGTGTAGACTGAAGTTGGACGAATTGGGCGAAATTCTGTGTACTGATTTCCTCCCGCATAGCCCATTTTGACATTTGGTTGATGAGCTGCCTATATTTTCTTATTGCTTCCGGCTTCTCCTTGTTCTCATCCAAAACTGTCTGAAAGTCGGCAGTGCGAAGTTCTCGAAATTTTCTGTCATACAGTGGCTGAAACGCTTTATAACTTATTTCGTATGATTCTTGCCCAGACTTGGACAAACCCTTGTAATGCTCCGATTTCCATTCCTCAAATACTTCAGTAAAAGTCATATTATATCGTTCAGTCAAATCCTTTCCCGCAATCCGTTCCAATGCCTCCAGAGCGTCCGTTTTTCGCTCGTAGTATCCGATTACTACTTTGTTTTTTGCGGCCACCCAGGGACGTTTCCGGCGCCCCTGGAGCTTATATACAGTCCCCATTCCATTTACTCTTTTCAAAGCTTTTCTTTTTTCTGCAACTTGCTTTTTCCCACATAAAGGACAAAAGATAGAATATTCTGGTATTTCTTTTTTGCACTTGATACATAACATTGACAATACTCCTTCCATTCGTTAGAATAGAAGGGAAGATAGCCCTTGCAAAGCATCTTCCTTTCTACAACCGTCCTCGGTGCGCCAACACCGGGGGCGGTTTTTATTTATTCGAGATTGTTTATGGCATAATCAGCTTCTTCCTGCGTGAATTTCTCTCCATATTCAGAAACGAGCTGGTCCCGAACACCTTCCTTTGACATATTCATTGTTTCATAGTATGTCTTTGCCTTCTCAAGCGCGTTTGCCTTGTAGTCGGCTTCCAGATTATCAATAGCATATTGAGCAGCCTCTGGCGGGAAATTTTCTCCGTATTCAGACACAAGCTGATCATAGATTCCTTGCTTTGACATGTGCATTGTTTTGCTATATGTCTCGGCTTTCTTTAGCGCATTTTTGTACTCTGTGGGGACATCTGCATCTTTTTTCTCTTCCGATGTTTCCTGGTTGCTCGCCGGCTGTTCTGAAGTGGCAACGGGATCTTCATTTGAGGGAGTTTGGGGCGTATTATCATTGCCGCCGCCAGCGATGGCAGCAATTATGATAACAACGACAACGGCTAAAACGATCCACTTTGCTTTTCCCTTTTTCTTTTTCTCTTTTGTTTCCATAATGGATACCTCCAATTATTTTTATATATCACGTAGCCCAATCTATGGACTAACGTCGATATCTGTCGGATAGTTTCAGTTGCAAATATCGAACAAATGTTCTATTATTTATATAAAGTCGAAAAGGAGGAGTCGACATGAATATGGAAGGAATTTATTGGATGATTCAGGAGAGCCCGGACAAAAACCGTATTGAAACTGATTTAGAGCTACTTTTTGGGGTACGTGATATTCGTGAAATTACTGATCCACGATTAGATACGTTTATTAAACAGGTATTACCCAAAATAAGCAGCTCTTTTGATCGCTCAGAGGTAGATGCTATATGAAAGAAGAGAAAAGAAAGAAAACAGAGCGATTAAAGAAAGAGCTTCAATACATTATAGAAAGAAATTCTAATGAAGAATTTTTGAGAGCCATGATTACCCGTGCAAAAATATTAGAAAAACTGATCGGCTGATCTTCCAGGCCCCGGAGAAATCCGGGGCTTTTTATTTTCCAGATAGATTGTCGATCATTTTTTTTACAGCGGCTTTTTCATCATCATCCAAAAACCAATAAGCCTTAATAATCCGTTTAATTAAATCATCATCTGATATGTTGATTTTTTCCATGATCTCAAGGAATTCTTCATCTTTATCTCTTTCCATGTGGGGTTCACCTTCTCCGGTGCGAAGCCACACTTCGGATATGTTGAACTCTCGGCAGATATCTGCAATCGTTCGGTCACTTGGTGTTTTCACTCCAGAACACAACTGAGAAATAAATGCTTGAGATACATTTAAGCGTTCTGAAAAAGCTGTTTTTGTGAGTCCACTGTCCTTAACACACCATGCAATTCGATTGTTAATGGTCTCCACTTTTTACACCTCCTGTCTAAAATCCATTAAAACATAAAGATAGAAAAAAGTCAATAGAAAATTTAACTGAGTTATAAAAATTGCTTGACAGAGAAACTTGGTTATGTTATTATATAGCCAAGCAATGAAAAAGAGCGATAAGAGGTGATGAAGATGGACAATCAGCAGATAAAAGAAATGCTCGAAAAGCAGTTGCAGCTGCTTTCCGAGCGGTCTACGAGAATACTGCGTGAAGACAATGTGGCAGAAATCTCAAAGATCATGTTGGATATTGCAGTGGATCTCTGGAAAATCAACGAGGGCCGACGGCCCTACTAATGGCCTTCTTCTGTTCTTCGTATTCGTCCATCAGGCCAGAGATGGGCTTGATATTTGGAAATAAATCCTGGTGTTCCTTGAAAAATTTCAGTTGAACATAAAGTTCTATGAACTCGTCGGCATATGTACTTTGCCCTGACGAACACATGATGCGAGTAACTGTCTCCCATATCTCGTCTTTCTGGGGTTCTTTCGCTTTCTTTAGGGCGATGTAAGCATAAATTCCAGACACGCATAAAGACAGTACACTTGGGACGAGAACGACAATTGTACTCAAAATATCCACAAATTCACCCCCTTTCTCCTGCCAGTATACCACTGCCAGAAAGGGAGGACAACAGGAGGTGTTTTATTGAGTGAGCACAGGAATCTAAGCCGGGATTGAAAGGTGGTGACAACATGATTGATCTAAAGAAGCTCTCTGATGTTCAGAGCGTGGTAGACAGTCTTTCTGGACTGCCAAAAGAAGCCCTGTTTTATATTGCGGGGTATGCAGAAGGATGGAGGGACAAGCCCAAAAAGAAAAGAAGAAAAAGCAACGGAGAAAAACGACCCCGCCCTTAATCGGGCGGGGATCTGGAGAGTGATCTTATGTCTATTGGGACGAATCTTCGGAAAATTCGAATTTCGAGAGGATTTACACAAATGGAAGTCGCGCGCCAGATACGAGTATCTAATCAGGCTGTTTACTTTTGGGAATCTGAAAAGCGAATTCCTGGAGTCCTCCATCTCAACGCGTTGGCGCGATTGTTTGAATGTGATATCTCTGATTTTTTACAAGAGAAAGAAGGTAACAGAATATGACGAATTATAAGGTCAAAGTTTTGACCATCGAGGAAGCAACCGAAATTTTAAGAGCGGCTGGATTGAGTATATCACCCGATACTCTTAGACGCGGTATCAAACAAGGAGTATACCTTTTTGGGACATGTATTGAGGGCGCAAAACAGCCTATTTTCCACGTTTATGAAAAGCTGATGGAAGAGTGGATGAAGAAAAGAGGTGAAATTGATGAACCAAGTACAAGAGATCAAGCAACGCCATGATATGGACATCCTGTTGCGGGCCATTGCCCCAGCGGCCAGAAAGCGCCAGGAGGCCCGGCGCAGAAGGGAGATGGGGAAGAGCCAGATCAATGCCGCCTTGGCCCGCCGGGGCATTCCCTTCCGCGTGGCATGAGGGGCGCGGTGTATCGTCTCTGCCGCCGGTGTAAGCAGCGGTGGAACGTGTCCGCCCTGGAACCTGGAGAGAAGGTATATCTCTGCCCCAGGTGCGAAAGGGGGTGGGGATATGGTGAAGATCAACGGGGTCAAGGTGCAGACCGAAGGGAGGAAGCCTTGGAACACCGTTCCCTCTGGGCCCGGCTGTGACCGGCGAAAGAGCAAAAATGGGGTTGTCCCTGTGTGGGATTCCCCGGAGAAGATTCAGCGGTGCTTGAACTGTACCAATCCAGATTGCAACGGGCGCTGTCCGCGTGAGTTTCGCACGAAGCAGGGCCGCCCCCTTATTCCCATGCCGGCGGACTTTCCAGAGAAGGAGAAGCTTCTTCGATACCATGAGCTGATCGACCATTACGGCGTGAATACCACGGTTATCACCCGATGGAAAAAAGAACTCCGTGAAAAAGGCGAAAATTGAACTCTGCCGGTTTGCAGCACCGGCAGAGTTCAGAAAGGAGATGTTATGAAAAAATTATTTTCTCTTTGTTCCTGAGTTTTATTGTAACAAAAATTGGAGGTTTGTCAAGATGGAGGAACGAATCAACTTTTTCCCCAAAAAGGTGGTCATAGAGGTTTCTGCCAGGACATGCCGGAACTTTATCATGGACACATGCCTGGATGACTTCATGGATTACATGTTCTTATATAACAGTTTCACCATGTCCGCCTATCTGGACGAGAAGATGGACCTATTTCAGGAATACCTGGACTGCGGCGAAAAGGGGGAATGACTTATCGGGATTCCAGTAGGATTTTCCACAATTCCTGGATACGAAGGGCTTTATGCTGTATCAGAAAAAGGGGAAATATGGAGTGCGAGGAAAGATCGTTTGCTCACCCCGATCAAAGCAAACAATGGATATGCTCATATACAGTTATTTAGAGGCGGTCAAGGGAAAATTCATTTGGTTCATCGCATTGTTGCAACAGTATTCATCCCGAACCCAGATAGAAAACCGCAAGTAAATCATATTGATGAAGACAAGATGAACAACAATGTGTCCAATTTGGAGTGGGTTACTGCGAAAGAAAATATGAATCACGGAACGAGACTTTCTCGTCACCTGAAAAATGCAAACTTTAGGTCAGAGAAAAGACTTTCTGCCGCGAGAAGAAATGGTGCTTTGTCCAGTAAACCTATTTCCCAAATTGACGGTACAAAGATCATTGCAACGTATCCAAGTGCAAAAGCGGCTGCGAGGGCAACAAAATTATCGCATTCCCACATCTGTGAGTGTGCAAATCACCAAAAATGCAAACATGTCGGTGGGTTTGCATGGGTATGGGTTGAAGAAGCAAGGAGGAATGACTTATTGGGCTCCCAATTTTGATCTATGGCAAGAGCGGGTCTGGGAAGTCCCGTTCCCTGAAAAACTTTGCCCCAGGTGAAATCTTTTTGATTAACGTGGTGGGCAAACGCTTGCCTTTCCCCGGGACCTTCCGATACCAGATGAAGACAGACAGCTACCAGACCATTACCACTGGCCTGCAAAAGATGCCCACCAAAACCGCTGTCATTGATGACGCTGGGTACCTTTTGACGAACACTTTCATGAAAGGTCATTCCGCACCCAAGGCGGGAAGTTCTACGTTCGACCTCTACAACGATATCGCGGACAATTTCTGGCGGCTGCTGATGTTCATTCAGGCGCAGCTTCCAGAGGATGTCATTGTCTATATCCTCATGCACGAAACCACCTCTGACTTTGGAGAAACCAAGCTGCGGACCATTGGAAAGCTGCTGGACGAGAAGGTTTGCATTGAGGGGATGGTCACAATCTGTCTGCGCTGCATGGTGGAAGGGGACCGCCATTTCTTCCGCACCCAATCCAATGGAATGGACATTTCTAAGTCGCCCGAAGAAATGTTTGACCTGGAGATTGAGAATGATCTGAAATTCGTCGATCAGCGGATTAGAGAATATTGGGGGCTGTCAACTGTCCCCGCAGACGGAAAGAGAGGCTCAAGTGAACCTGAAGCTATATGAAATCGATGCCGCGATTGATGCGGCGATTGAGGCCGGGACGGACCCAGAGACAGGTGAGATTACAAATCTGGAAGAGCTTACCGCCTTGCAGATGCAGCGAGAAGAGAAATTGGAAAATATTGCGCTTTACATTAAGAATCTTTCTGCCATTGCCACTGCGTTGAAAAACGAGATCGACGTATTAAACGAGCGTAGGAAGCGGACAGAGAAAAAGGTTGATCGGCTGAGAGATATGTTGTCCTATGCGCTGGCCGGGCAAAAATTCCAAACACCGCGCTGTGCGGTATCTTTCCGACACACCAAGGCAGTAAACATCGCGGACGAAGAAGCGTTTTTTTCTTGGGTAACACGTGCCGGCCTTGAGGACCGTTTTCTACGGTATAAGTCACCGGACGTCAAACGGACAGAATTGTCTAAGTGGCTGAAAGACGGGAATGAAGCCCCAGGAGTTTCCTTGGAAGAACGTGAAAGCATGTCAATTAAGTAAAAAGGAGGAGTGAATCAAATGCCTCATGAGCCAAAGAAAAAGACGGACATCAATGAAGAATTAAACAGCCTGTCAAAGTCTTGTTTATTACTTTTGCATTACCAGGAAGAAGTCATTTTCTCCATGTTCGGCATTCTGGATACAATCCGAAATGAATTAAATCAAATCAACCGCAAGGAGGAACAAAAACTATGATTCAAAAACCGAAAAATTGGGATTCCGTGCAGGAGTTCTCTGATCGACCCAAACTCCCCCTGGACGCCTATGTCTGCCGGGTCAAGCAGGTATCCTTTGCGGATACCAATTATGGTCCCCAGCTGCTGATCCTCTTCGACATTGAGGAGGGAGAGCAGAGAGGATACTTTACCGGAGAATATAAATCCAATCCCAAGAAAGATAAAAGCTGGAAAGGGACACTTCGGCAATTCCTGCCCAAAGACGATGGGACCGACAAAGACGAACTGACAAAGAGTTCCTTCAAAGGCTTGACCACCGCCTTTGAGCACTCCAACCCTGGGTACACCTGGAACTGGGAGGAGACTTCCCTGGTGGGGAAGCTGGTGGGCATCCTCTTCCGGAATGAGGAATGGTCCTATAACGGGAAAACCGGCTGGGCGGTGCGTCCTTTCCGCGCCATGAGCGCAGATCGGATCCGCAGCGGGGAATACACCTTGCCCCAGGACAAGCCCTTGAAAAAGGCCGCAGCGCCCTCGAACGGCTTCGCCGCCATTCCTGATGATGGACCCTTACCCTGGGACAATGACAGTGGGGACGGACCGCTGCCGTTTTGAGAAAGGAGCATAAAATGGAAAAATTGCTGTTGACCCGGAAAGAGGCCGCTCAGGCCCTTAATATCAGCACCGATACTCTGGACAGGTTGAGGGAATCTCAGGATATTCAAGCAGTCAACATTGGCAGCCGGGTTTACTTTTCCCCGGACGAATTGAAAGCCTTTTTATCCAAACGCGGGGGTTCGATCTCTACCTCTGGGATTCGCTTATGATTGTGCTTTCTCTCACAGAGGAGGATCGGAGCCTCCTACTTCCCCTTACCCCCATCCAGCGGGACAGGGTCATTTTGGCCCTTCTTGCTGGTGGGGAGGCGGAGGAAAATTGGGGGGAAATTGAGCAGGGGATATTAGAATCCATTCGTCGGAGAGGCCGGAGACGACGCGAGAAAAACGAGTATAGCAAACGATATTATCATGCGAGAAAACAGGGGAATGCCCAAAATGGTGTCCAAAATAACGTCCAAATTGCTGTCCAAAATGGACGCTCCCCCTCCTCTCTTCCCCCCTTTCTTCCCCCTTCCTCTCTTTCCCCTGAAACCCCTATCTCTCTATCCCCCTATAACTGTCTCTTATACACATCTCCGAGCCCACGAGACCGGAGCCTATCTCG